ATGCCGTTGTCTATCGGCGGAGGTTCGACAACTTACTTTTGCGATAATTTCTACACGTCCGTTCCCGAAAGCGGGTCATCCGAACGTGGCGTTTTGTTCGGCGGTTTTGCGTCTTATGGTGCGGGTGCGGGGTTCGTTTCTGCGGCTACGGCTGCTGCGGCTTCGTTTGCGGGTGCGTATTTCGGGTCGCGGCTTTGCTTCATCCCGGCGGCGTAATCGGCGCGAAGCGCAAAATCGAAAGTCGTTCATCCCTTGCCGCATGACGGGATGAATGGCCGGAACTTCAAAGGTAGGGCGGCGACAAAGCCGCCCCGCCTTTCAAAAAAATATTAAAGGGTTGTCCTTTGTCGTGGCGTTTTGTTCAGCGGTAATGCGAATAATGGTGCGAATGCGGGGTTCGTTTATGCGAATACGAATAATACGGCTACGAATGCGAATGCGAATATCGGGTCGCAGCGTTGCTTGAAAAATACAATCTTGCATCAAAGGAGACCTTGCCACAAAAACGCCGGAATCCCGGTGAATGACTTGGAGAAATCCAAGGGCAAAAAATTTAATCAGTAAAACGGACTTGGTAGGGAAACCGAAAAGCCCAACTATACAAGCAAAGTCAAGGTACATGAAGCGAATCGGCGACTTATATGACAAGATAATCAGCATCGACAACTTGCGTCTTGCGGATGAAAAAGCCCGCAAGGGGAAGTTGCGTTCGTATGGTGTCAAAGTCCATGACAAGCACCGTGAAGCAAATCTTGCGTCCTTGCATGAAAGTTTGAAGAATCAGACTTTCAAGACATCCGAATATTACCAATTCAAAATCTTTGAGCCGAAAGAACGTTTGATTTCGCGTTTGCCTTATTTCCCGGACAGAATCGTTCATCATGCCGTTATGAACTACCTTGAAGATATATGGGTTTCCGTTTTCACGGCGGACACATATTCTTGCATCAAGAACCGGGGAATCCACAAATGCGCAAAGGACGTTCGATTCGTTTTGGATAACGACCCCGCCGGAACAAAGTATTGCTTGAAAATCGACATCTGCCATTTCTACCCAAGCATCGACCATGACATCTTGAAGCAGATTGTCCGCCGGAAAATCAAGGATTCCCGGTTGCTTTGGCTTCTTGACGAAATCATTGATTCGGTTGAATGCGGTGTCCCAATCGGCAACTATCTTTCGCAGTATTTCGCAAATCTCTATCTTGCATATTTCGACCATTGGTTGAAAGAGAAAAAGGGCGTGAAGTATTATTTCAGATATGCCGATGACATTGTGATTTTTTCCGACAACAAGGATTGGTTGCACGGGATTCTTGTTGACATGCGGAAATACTTGCATGACAACTTGAAGTTGAAAGTCAAAAGGAATTGGCAGGTGTTCCCGGTAGATTCACGCGGGATTGATTTTCTTGGATATGTGTTTTACCATACACATACAAGGTTGCGCAAGGGCATCAAACAACATCTTTGCCGCCGGGTGGCAAGGTTGAACAAGCGGAAGTCCAAGCCAACGAAAATGCAGTACAAGCAGGCAATCGCATCTTGGTGGGGTTGGTGCAAGTATTGCGATTCAGTTAATTTAATGTCAACAATTCAAAAAGATTTGCCCTATGAAATTAGATTCAATCGCGCCAAACGCGCATTACGACATGGAACACGGCAAGCCCGCCGCGATTCAGCATGACAACGATGGTTCAACCATCATCCGTTACAACATCGAACCCGAATTTGCAGAGAAAGAGGGCGATGGAGAGCCGGAACAAATCGGTTGGATGTGTCACGAAGTCCGCATTTGGGAGAAGCCCGAAAAGGCATCCATCAAGAAAGCGGTCATCCGCGATGTGATTGACGAATCCGCCGAATTTGCGCTTGTCAACGCATACAATTCACATGCCCTTGGCATTGAAATCAACCCCGCCGCCGTTGAGGAATACAAGGAATATTTGCAGTTCCGGGCGGACGTTGACAAGATGGTCGAATCCATCCTTGAAGAAACAGAGTAAAAAAAACGAAAACCAACTTTGACAATGGCAAGATTTAGCGATTTAGGTCTTGAAGCGGATGTGATTATCGGCAAGGGAATCGACCTTGAAGATTTGTTTGACAAGCGAATCTTGATTGAAAAGACCCTTATTCAGCCGACAAAGTTTCCGGGAAAGAATCAATCCGGGTTGAGAATGCAAATGCAAGTTGTCCTTGCTACTTTCAACAAAGAGCCGGACGCGGCGGGTGATTATTTCACCAAGGACGCGAACGGCAATGCGGTTGGTGAACGGCGTTCGTGTTTCACCGGGTCGGACATTCTGATTGGCTACATTCAGAAAGCGCAAGCACAATTGCCCGTCATCAACGAAAGGCGCAGGGAGAACGGCGAAAAACCGTTGAATTTGTTTCCGATGGACACAACCATTGTCAAGGTCGGAAAGTGCTTTCAATTCACTTAAAAAACCATACGACAATGAACGAAATACAATTTTCAGTCGGCCAAAAACTGATGCAATGGTTGACAAGCATCGTGGCCGGGTTCATCGTGGCCGTGGAAACATCCATCGACTTCTTTGTCCCGTGTCTGATTGCGGTCATCCTTGATGTCATTTCGGCATACTTTCTTGGTCGCCGCGTTCATAAAAAGTACCCGGACAAGTCGGACGGCAAGTTCAAGTCAGAATACAAGTGGCGAATCCTTGCGACAATGATAATCGCTTGGCTTTGCATCATCCTTGCATCATACGTTGACATCAACGTCCGGCATTCGGGTGACGGCCTTGCGGTTCGGTTCGCGGTCGCCGTGTTTCTGTTTTACGAACTTTGGTCATGCCTTGAAAATTGGTCATCCGAGAATGACAAGCCGATTGCCAAGGCATTGCAAAGAATCATGGTGAACAAAGCGGAAAGACATTTGAACGTCCCATTGTCCGACATCCTCATGCCGGATGACAAGGGGGCAAGTGAACAACCCATAAACGACAACGAAGATGGCCAATTGTGACAAACTTTTGCCGTTCATCCTAAAATGGGAGGGCGGTTTTGCTAACGACCCCGCCGATTCCGGCGGCGCAACCAACATGGGCGTGACAATCGCAACGTGGCGGCAATGCGGATATGACAAGGACGGGGACGGCGATATTGACGTGCAGGACTTAAAGCAGATTTCGCGGCAGGACGTGCGCGACCGCGTGTTCATCCCGCATTTTTGGAATCGTTGGAAAGCCGACCAAATACAATCGCAGAAAGTCGCCAACATCCTTGTCGATTGGGTTTGGGGTTCGGGCGCGCACGGAATCAAGATTCCGCAACAAATTCTTGGTGTCAAGGTTGACGGCATTGTCGGACAAAAGACGATTTCCGCCGTGAACTTTGCCGACCCGGATGAACTTTTCGATGCCTTGTTCAAGGCGCGTGTGAACTTCTTGAACAACATCGCTTCATCGTCTGTTGCAGCCTATGAACGGCGCATCGGGCGAAAGGCGACCGAGAAAGAGAAGTTGAAGCACACGAAGAAACGCTTCATCAAGGGATGGTTGAACAGATTGAACGATTTGAAAAACTTGAAGTGAAGATGAAAAAGACGATTTTCGCATTGATTGCATCCATCGTCATTGCGTCTTGCGGCACAACGCGCAAGGTGGCAAAGGACAAGACCGAACACGTCATTGATAGCACGGGGACGGCCATCACCCGGAACGAGAGTTCAAACACGTTCGTTGACACGACCCGGACGCAGACCGGGGAAATTGTCATCACCGAAATTGAGTTCTATCCGCCGGACATGGAAGATGCCGATTCATCCAAGCGTCCATCGGTCGCCGATGTCGAATTGCCCGGAACGGGGCGCGTGAAAGGTTCGGTCAAACGAATCAAGCAGACGCAAGTCAAGCAGAAAGACGAACGCAAGGGACAAAGCGGCGAAAGCAGCATGTCCGATGAATCGAAAAGCAATGCAGCCGTGAAGCGGCGTGACACAGACGAACACAAAGATTCGACACCCGTTGCAGACCCGTTCCGTTGGCGTTACATCGCATTCATCGTTGCGGTCATCGTTGCCGCCGTCTTGCTTCTATACTTGAAAAGACAACCGTTCTTGCGGGTCATCCGTAATTTCATCACCCGGATTCGCGGGTTTTTGAAATAAAATGCGTACCTTTGCGCCGTCATTGTTGCGAAACGGGGAGTTGCACCCCGAACGATGATGGTTGGCCGGGGAGTTGCACCCCGGCCTTTTTCGTGTGCTGAATTTTCAGCCGACCCCGTTCATCCGTTAATCATTTCATTCATTTTTGGAAATGAATGGCACTTTTTCGTTAATCATGGAATAGAATGCCGAGAATTATGCGCATAAAAAACGCCCGGAAATGTGTTAAATCCGGGCTTTTCGTGTACAAATTCGTGTACGTTGTTTGTAAGTGCTTGTAAATCAAGCGCGATTGCGGAGAGAGAGGAACTAAGACCCAATATTTCACGAAGAATCACGAAACCGCAAACCGCCATTTTCGCGGGTTTCGTGTTCATGGTGCATTCATTCACCATATCACGAAATATCATTGAATCCCATATTTCCGTGTACAAATTCGTGTACATGCCTTTTTTCATTTTTGCCCCGTGTACATTTTCAAAAATCGTCAAAGCGTGACATCGCCGTTCGCTTGACTTCATCAATTATCTTCATGTAAGGCTTCATCGCTTCAAACGATGAATGTCCCGTCCATCGCATGATGACTTCGGGCGGGATTCCAAGGCGCAAGGCGTTCACAACGAACGTCCGGCGGGCGACATGGGTTGTCATCAATTGCCATTTGGGGAATATTTCTTCATGCCGGACGTTGTTCGTGAAGTACACAATGCGGGTCGGCGTGTCAATCCCGGAGAGTTTGCCAAGGTCTTTCAAGTGTGCGTTCATCTTTTCATTGCTGATGACGGGCAAGGCGAGATTCCCCGGAAACGGCGCATCCTTGTACTTGTCAAGGATGGCTTGCGAATGCTTGTTCAGTTCAACCCGGATGCCGTCAACGGTCTTTTTCGTGACGAACACGACCATCCCGTCCCGGATGTCGTAACGGGTCAACTTCTTTGCGTCCGAGTATCGAAGCCCCGTGAAGCAGCAGAACAAGAACACGTCCCGGACACGTTCAAGGGCGGCTTGGCTTTCGTTGAACGTCATTTCTTCCAAGCGTCTGACTTCATCCTTGGTTAAGAAGATGATTTCGCGTGAATCAACGGATGTTCCTTTCAAACGTGGCTTGAACACTTGGTGCGCGTTCCCATGATAGAACCCGTTTTCGGAAGCCCACCGCAAGAACCATTTGAGGAATGACACCTTGCTTTTGATGGTGGTGTTGCGGAATCCCCGCCCGTGCAGATAGGACACGAACAATTGCGCCTTTGCTTCATCGAACGTGGCAAGGTCAAGCCCTTTGTCGAATGCTTCAAGATGGTTTCGCAGGGCGTGGAACTTTTCGTGTGTCCCCGCCGTCCATTCGTTTTTCTTTCCCATCGTTTCGGTGAACATGTCGAACACGTCAAAGAACTTTGGCGCATTGCTTGCGTCAAGGATGGATTTCTTGCCGATGTAGTCATTGAACAACGCCTTGACTTCATCGTTGGACGGGATTCGCAATTCGATGATTTCAAAACGGGCGAACACGTCACCCATCTTGCCGACCCAATCCCCGATTGTTCGATTGATGTCTGTTGCGACCGGGGTGTTCATGCCGGACTTTGGCCGCATTGTGTCGAAATCCCAATCATCGGCATCAATCTTCAATGTCTTTGGAAACGGAAAGTCCATCGGCGTTTGTCCCTTGATGGTCACGCGCATACGGATTCCAAGGTTCTTTGTTTCGCCCGGATTCCGTTTGTGCAAAAGGAATTTTATTGTCTTGTCAATTATCATTGCGCTTCATCATTTTGCCGCGTCCCAAAAGCAGCCATTCAGCCGAAAACATGAAGTCGTTGCAAAGGTATTGCAGCGCGTCAAGGTCAACGACCTTGTATTTCCATTCTTCAACGGGCTTGTTCAAATCATTCTTGATTCTTTGGTATTTGACACGGTTCAACCCGTGTTCTTCACAAAAGTTCTTCAACCCTTGGCAAAGGCCGTTGTCGATGGCCATTTGCAGCCCTTGAAAGAATCGCCGGGTGATTTCGATTGCTTGGGCGTTGATTGATTTCTTCATTGTTGCGTTCTTTTTACGTTGATGGTATGTGAACCCGTTGTGAATGTTGCAAGGTTCTTGTCTGTTTGGTCAAAGGCAACAACGATTCGGAAGATGTCAATGCCGCCGTCCGGCTTGCAGTGGATGGTGTTGTCATCCGTTGTGTACATGAACACCCCGGACGTTGTTTGCCCGTTGTAGTGAATGAATATTCCGTCCGATGACCGCCCATCGGTCGAGAACTGATAATATTCAGCCCCGCCGACTTCATCCCATCGGCCAAGGATTGCCGCCGGATTCGTTGCAGGGTCAAGAACGACATGCGGTTCTTCATCCCCGGTGTCTGACGAACACCCGGCCATGATGGATGCAAGCAGCACCAAGAAGAAAATCTTCAACGCTTTCATTCCTTGTTCTGTTTTTCGTTGTTGTCTTGATTCACCAATCCCTTGATGAAGTAATAAAGCAGGATGCCGCCGACAATCGGCAAAACACCATAATAAAACCAATCCATCATGCAATTTTCTTTTGAAAGTCCAACATCATCTTGTCAAATTGCGCCTTGTCAACGGTCGCCGTCTTGTCACCGTTCAACGCCGCCGATTCAAGGGTGTCGAAGATGTCATGCGGCATTACTGAATAAAAGGCCGGAACACCGTAAAATTCCGAAACATTGATTTCAATTGTTGCCATAAAAATTGTTTTTTTGATTTGAAGTTCACGAATATATCTTTTGAACGAAGTGAAAAAGTATATTATAATCTCTTTCTTTTTCTTTTCTTTTATATAGTGTTTTGCAATGCAAGTGCATTCCATGTGCAATGCAAATGCACCTTATTATATTATATATAGTCATTCGACACCAATCACACCGACCACAATTGAAAGT